GAAGCCGCTTTAGACACGCCTCCGACTTTAGCTATAGAGGATTTATCCACCCCTGACATTTTAGCTATTGAGTCAATATCTATGCCACTAAGTTTGGAAATATCAGGCATTAACTTAGCTCTATATAGTCTTGAGAAGGGTTAAAGTAGATAACACTAGTGCTAATGGAGTGACCCATTACTCTTTGAAATCCAGTCGTCGGAGCTGTAGTGGTTGCACCTGCGTTTGTTGCGCCAAAAACAGGAGAGGCTGTTGTGAACCCAGTGGCTCCGTTTGGATTAACAAACCCTTTCAAAATGAAACCCTTTGCCATCGTAGTGCCTACAGGTATACCTAACAATGCTTTTTGAGGGGCCTCTGTTGCTGACGTGTAAAAAACCCACGTAGTTCCGTTATAGTAATAAATACGTCCCGCAGTAGTCGAAGAAGAAGAGGATCCTAAAAACGTAATGTCAGCTCCAGCGCCATATGCGCCCGCCAAACTTAGATTTGCTTCGTCTTGCTCTATTCCAGACTCAGCAATAAACTTGCCGCTAGCTTTTACAGTCATTAAGGTGTCTCCAAGCACTAGCTCATTACTCCCTGCCGTCAGGTATGTGTCAGACGCCGCCGAATCGCTTAGAGTAAAATCCCCGCCATTATTGTCAATCACCAAACTGTTGCCGTTCATGTCTAACGTGCGGTTAGCATCCGCAGTTAGGTTGGCATTTGCAATGTTTGTGTTTGTTCCGCCTGAAGGAGCCGCCTCTAAGCTTATCTTAGTAGAAGAGTGGTCGTATGTCAGTACATAGTTGTCTTGACCCGACCCCACAGACTGGTCTCCATCCAGGGTGTAGTTGCCCAGCTTCACGTCACCCGTCCCACTAGGATCTAAAATAATGTCACCGTTTGTTGCTGTGGTGTAGATCTTATTTGTAGATAGGTCTAAGTCAGCGCCTAGCTTTAGCTCGTCGTGGTTGTTAAACAACAGCTTACCACTAGTAGAAAGGTTTAAATCAGTCCCGTCAACGATTACGGCGTAACCAGATTTCCCAGTAAAGTCAGATGCTGTAACCCCGTCCAAGGCTGTTACTTTGTCTGTGCTCTTGATCAGCGTGTCTGGAGCTGCGTTTACGACAGCGTTTAAAGCTGTAACAGCGGCACTAACGGTGGCGCCAAAAACTGTGTCGGTGGAATCAACGAGTTGAGTAATATCAAAATTATTCAAAACCTTCTGACTGGTGTCAGTGTCGGTCAAAATTATCCTACCCCCACTTGTCCCTGCTGACGCTTGAAGAACGCCTGTTTCGTAATTAACAAACCTATTCGTAGTCTGTACGGTTACCAGGTTGTTTGTTTTGCTAATTATTACCTTTGCCATAATCAGTTGTTTGCTACAAACTCAATTTTAGTTCCCGCCTTAAGGTTTACAAAGTCGTCAGAAAGAGTTGAGGCCTCTATAGTGAGCCTTATTTCGTCGTAAGTGGGTGGATAAAATGAATTCAAAACGTCAATAATACTTTCTGTTTGTGAATACTCCCAAGTAGCTGACGATTGATCTTCGTTTGAGATAGGAGGGAATTGATGGTAAGCAGTTACAGCAACAGAACTATTATTAACGAATTCAATTTTAAGACGTGGCGCAACGTATGAAAAAGCTGGAACGGTTTTATTCACGTTCAGCTTAATAGTGGCTTGAGCGACGTCAGGAATTTGTCCCGTTCCTAACATATTAGAAGACAAAGTAAAATTAGTACCATCCTCTAAAGTCAGATAGTCATTAGCGTCGTTGAACCCATTATCAATCCCAGTAGATGTAAGGCCACCAGTAAGGTCGCTAGATTCAAATGTTATGGTTTTGTAGGTTCCATAATCACTTGACCCAGTGAAGTTTACGACAGACCCGTCGCCTTGAAAGTCTGCGGTCCAGTCTATAGTAAAGGGGGCTCCAATACCAAAATTCCCAAGAAACAAAAGCAGGTCAGCTGTGCTGACTTGACCGTCGCCATCCAGATCTCCTACGATATTTGATCCAGCTGCCGAATAAGTATCAACAGTTCCTAAGCCTTGGTCTATTAAGATCTGAGCGAAGGCGGTTGCGAACCACCCAAAGAAATCGTTCTGAGAAAGCTTCTTGTACGTGTCGCTGTCTGCATCGTAAAGCTGAAAAAAATACTTATCGTCATTCGCTGCAACCAAAGTGGCAGCAGTTACAACCCCGTACTCATCCGTATTGTGAGGGACTAAAAGCCAGTTCGATCCTGTCTGCCAAGCAGTGTTGCCTGTATCCGTAGACTTGTAAACACGAAGCTCATTGTTGTTTTTAGTGTACGCGAGATAACCTTCTTTTCGGCTTGAGGAGGCTACACCGTTTCTTGCAGTAACGTCAGCAAACACGTTGTAATCACTAGACCCTGAAGCAGCCTCCCAAGCAGCACCTCCAGCCCCATCCGAGGCTAAAACGTAACCGTCGGTAGAGCTCTCAGAGTCTATATCAGCAGCCTTTACAGAGCCAGCCGTTAATATTTTTTTCCAGTCGGCCACTTATCATTAGGCTTTTTGAAGTTTGGTATCTTCTTTTTGTTGAAGTTTTTGAAGACGCTCGAACTCCTTCTCTAGTTTCCCCAGAAGAGAAACAATAGTGCCAGCGTCTGAGGCTTTGATGTTTGCCTGCTTTGTTACTTCGCTTAAGAAGTACACTTCTGTGATGTCTAATTTCATTTGAATTTAATTAAAGGTTTGAAATTATTTAGCCTTCAGTTGATTCTGAAGTTTATTTACTACGTCTGCCAACAAGAGTACGTCTTTTCCATCGAAGCTACAATCATGTAGCGTCTTTAAAATATACGTAAGCTCTTGCTGAGTCAAGGTGTCAGTGGTAATGCCACCAACATTCTTACCCTTGCTAAGAATTCCCATTATTATGAGTAGATATAAATGTCTTGGGTGCTAGAATTGACATACAGGTTTCCAACTTGAGCGAAGTCACTATCCGCTCCGTTTGTACCATCTGTAGGAACAGCGGTATTGATGTGAACGTGAGTGAAGAACGCATTAGGATCAATGCTGGTCATGCCGCTAGTAGCGCCAGTCTTATCGAAGACAAATCTGTCATCGCTCTGATGGTAACCGAAAGCGACGCTTTTTGTAAACCCTTCAACAACGAAACCACCATCTCGATCTACATTCGTGGCGGTGCCTGAGTCGTTGAGGTAGATGAACTGATCTTCAACCAGTAGGTTAGTAGAATCTATTGTAGTAGTACTCCCCTCTACCGTTAGATTACCAGTAATGGTAACGGCTGCGTCAAACGTAGCATCTCCAGTTACATCAAGGGTTCCAGCAACATCTACGTTTGTGGCAAGAGCAACTGCAAACGAGGAACCCTCACCAGCAGATCCACTTACTGCAATGTTGTCTCCCGCTGTAACAGCAGAAGCGTAGTTCCCTGAAGTTCCAGATCCAAGAGCAACGGTGTCAACAGCAAGCACAGCTCCTGTTGCTGTCAGTCCACTACCAGCAAGAAGTGAGGCTAAATCGTTGACGCTACCCTTTGCAGCGGTGCCAGTAGCACCACCATCCAAGAAGATGAGGTTGTCGCCTGCCGCGATAGTTTCTGCGGAAGCTTCCGTTAAGTCTACGCTGACTGCATCAGCCGCAACATCAATTAAAGAACCTGCACCAATATCTAAAGTAGCATCACCTGTTGTAGCCCCTCCAGTCAATCCAGCTCCTGCAACCACAGAAGTGATATCGCCGTCACTTGCTTCTGCGGCAATCTGAGCGATAGTTACAGACTTATGAGCAGTTCCGTCCCACACCAAAATTTTCTCGGTTCCAGCTGGAGTTGAAATGGCAGTGGCAGCGGCGGTGTTTACCTCTAGGGTGTTGTTGATGTCCCTAATACCAGTAGTTGCTGCCGAACCAGCAAGCATCTGAGCAAACTTGGCAGTGGTGGTTCTTTTAGGTAGACCCGTGCCGTTGTCATGGAAAGCAAGCTGGTCAGTGGCTTCTGCAATGTCAGCAGCGCCGAGACCAGTAATATTAAGCGCGAAGTTTACTGTGCTTGTTCCTAGAAGAACCCCTGTAACGTCAGCGACGCCTCCATCAATAGAGATACCACCGTTGTTACCGACGCCTAAAGCACCAGTATTACCTGCTAAGTCGGTAGTGTCTGTTAAATCCTGCCCCGAAATCAGGACTTTTTTCCATGATGCCATGATATACTATTTTTTTTGTTTTCTGGATATTTCAACAAATATACAACGTTTTTATTAGCTCACTCCGAAGTATAAGTTGTCATCAGTGTCCGCATACATGCCCCCCTCAAAAGCTGTAGGGGGTGACGAGGGGTCAAACCGCTTAAACTGCACAAGACCATCTAGACTGATCTTTCCCGTCCCCGTTGGGGTGAACTGAATGTCAGACCCGCTATTCGAGTTAACGATAGATCTTGTCGTCCCGTTGTAAAAGACATCAAGGTTTCCGCCAAGCTGTGGGGATGTGTCTTCGTGTACGTTTTCTATACCAGAGCCCGTACCCATAAGGTCCCCTAGGTCCGTCCAACCAGTGGCTTTAGTGGCGATATTGCTGGAGTCTACCAAAAGGTAAAGCTTGCTATCAGCTTCATGATAAACTATAGTAACGTACTCCTTAAGCTGATCGCTTACAGACGTAAGGCCAGTTAAGCCAGCGTCGTTAGCAACCACCCTGACACCGCCCCTCACGAAGTTAGAATCAACAAAAGCTTTTGCTGAGTTGTTATGGCCGTATTCGCCTGCTCTTCCTACTTCAACTGGCATCAGGATATGTTTAAGAAATTGTTGTTAAATGCGTTAGTTGAATTGGATTTGTAAACCGTGTACGTAGTTGAGACCCCGTAGCGGTTGCTTAAAGTAAAGGTACCTAAATCAGTAAATGCCCCTAGAGTTGGGGACACACCGTCTAAGGTCATGGCGCTTATGTCGGTGCTGCCTGGATAGAATATATACATAAACTTATTGCTCGTTTGAACAGTGTATGTATTGATATTCCCTATGCTTGAAGGATAGGATCCTGTCTTGATCTCTCTTTCGTTACTGCCGCTGTCGTCGCCACCAAACGCTGCATAAACAGTTTGAACGTCGGACTGAGAAGATCCAGTAGTCAAGGCTGTTGTATCGAAACACACCTGATAAGAGTAGTAATAGTTTATGTTGGAAAAGTCACCAGAGGTGTCGGTTCCATAAGTGCTATCAACAACAATCCTATATTCATGAGGTGTGGCCTCCGCTGTTAAATCAGTAGATCCGTCTGTAGCAACAGTAATTGAGTCCGTGTTTATAGCCAGAGAGATGTTATTCTGCGTAGATCCATTACCTAAAGAAGCAAGGCTTGTTGTAGAGTTAGGTGTTGTTATCTCCCTGTAATTGCTACCTATTTTAACCTGTACAACAGAGTCAATCAACGGATCATAAAGCTCATCCCTTCTTACGTCATAACGAAGAGTAGACTGAACGTCACCATACTCTCTGGTTGTAGAGGTTGTACCCGTTGCAGCAGAAATAGAAGAGTTACTCCTGGTTATTTGTTTGTCGCTAATAAGAGGCGAGTCAAAGCTATTGGCTACTGTAAAGACGTTTGCTGTCTGTTCGGTTGTACCGCTAGTACTATCTGTAACCCTAAGGCGAAAGTGAAATACATTGTTACTAGCCCAAGCCTCACCAGTGCTGTAAACCTTTGATAGATTCGAAGCCCCAAAAGTAACCTCAGAAGATGTGTACGATTGAACCGTGGTCCAGGATCCAGTAGGTGTAGATGTGCTAGTAGATAACTGGTACTCAAGTACAGCAGTTCCAGTAGCGCCTTGGTTAGCGATACCAAAGTTTATAGAGGATATAGTTACAGAAGATGCGTTTGAAGGGTGCTGCCAATCAGGTCCAGAAAGACTAAAGCTAGGGCTTGGGTTAATAGCGTCCGTGAACGCATCAACCAAAAGCTCAGCAGCTGTCTTACCATTAGCTGGTATGGTATCTCCGTTTTTGTACTTGCCGAAAGTCTTAACTATGTTGTTTACCGTGGGCATATTAGCCACGTAGTTCTGCGTAAAAGTTGCCTCAACCCCGTCCGCACCATCAGCTCCATCCGCACCATCAGCTCCGTCAGCTCCGTCGGCACCTGGGGCTCCGTCAGCGCCATCAGCACCAGCAGGGCCAGCAGGACCCTGAGCACCATCAGCACCCGCAGCTCCATCAGCACCCGCAGCTCCGTCGGCACCGTCGGCACCTGAAGGTCCCGCAGGCCCTTGAGGGCCAGCTGGTCCAGCGCCAATTGCACCAGCAACAGTAATGTTGTTTGATGTAACCTGATTTATACTGACAGTCTTTGACTCAGTTATGCTAGTTACAGAAACCTTTATTAACCCGCCAGTAGAACTAGATACAATTATTTTAGAAGGTTGGTCTACACTTAGTGGCATAGCTAATTATTAAAGCGTTATAGAAACATCTTCATTTACCTTAAATGTACCGTAGATTAAAGTTGTAACAACTCCAGCCGCAGTCTTCTGCTCAATGTCATAAACATATAGCCCAGAGCTAACAGCCTTCATGTTGGTAGCGGATTCTGTAAAGTCTATAGCTGTGGCTGTCGAAGGGTCTGGGGTTGTAGGTTCAATTTGCAAAATAGTGGAAGAGTCGTTAGTGTCGGCATCACGAACCTGCATAAGAAACAAATCGGTTTGAGCAAAGTCTCCAACTGGTGGCGTATCATCGGTTGCCAATGTAAGCCTAAGGGAGAACGTGTCACCTCTCTTACATATGATGTCAACTCTTTGAGACGTGTCTAAGTTTATAGTTGTAGCCATGTTAAGGTAGTATCTGGATTTGATTGCTAGAGGGCTGATCTGAAAGCTCCCCTCGAACCCCACTTCGCTGAGAAATGAGTTTGCTTTGTTCAACGGCCTGCTTCTTCACCCTGTCGTCTTTTCTATCTTCTTTGAGCACCTCAAGCTTTTGCTTAAAGTTCTCGTCGTCTTCTTTAAATCCTAGGGTGGCCTGAGCCTTGATTAGCTCTATCTCTTTTCTAAACTCATGCTTAACCCCCTCAAGCTGAGCCTCCATTTGAGCCTTCATTTGCATCTCTTGGGATTTCAACTGAGCCTCTATCTGCATCTCTTGCTGTCTAGCCTGAGAAGATGCCATAGCTGACTGCTGCTGAATCTGAGCTTGTTGCTGAGAATTCTGCATAGCAATCTGCTGGTTCATCATGATCCTCTTTTTTCTCCTAACCACTAACAGTCTTTCAGCCTGATTGATGTCCTTCAGTTGACGAACAGCTATAGCGTCTTCTAAATCGATTTCTTTTTGAGAAAGGGCAATCTGAATATTTTGCTCTAAGTACTGCCGCTCACCCTCTTCCATTTCTTTCACAACACGAACGCCAAAGTTGTACATGGCTAAGTTCCTAAAAGAACTGAGCACCTTCATGTTCTCGCTACCTACGGCGTTCTCGTATATTCTATAAAGAACTGAGTCAGGGTGGATGACCTGAATACACTTTACTATATCACTACAAACCTTCTTATAAAGGATCATTGTTGAATTTGTGATGTCATAAATAGCATTATTAGCGGCGGCTAATGCTTGCTGCCTGACACCCACCAAAGAGTCTCCCTTAGGGGAGCTAGCATCCATGACCTCGTTTATTCCTGTAGCGTCGCGGATCATTCTTAGGTAGTGGTTGTACAAACCAATGAGCTCATTGATGTTTCGTATGCTGTTACCTATCTCGCGTATCGGTGGGTTCTGGAAACCTCCTTCTGGGTTCTTACTTCTGTAATAGAAAACACCAGTTTGCTCGTATATGTCATGAAGTTCAAGAGGTTGAAGTTCTCCGCCTTTTCCAAGCTGCACATTTTCAAGACCCTCAATATCAATAATGATTCCGTCTGGCTTGGCTTTAGCTACGGCCTGTTGAATCTTTAGGTGAGTAAGCTGAAGTTGATCCGCAAATCCGATGCAGCTATCCACCATGGACTTTGGCATCATATCTAGAAGGTTGGTAGCGCAAACAGAATACGAAAGGTTTGTTCTAGTTATGTCGTGAACATTCTTCGGTATGTTGTTTTGCTTCCTATAGTTAAACAGGTATTCAGTACCCAACACATAGCACCCTCCGTAAATAGAAGCGCTCTCTAGCTTTACTACTTCTCTGCTGAATACAGAATTCTGAGGACCTTTATAAGAGCTACCTTTCGAATAGAAGCCTAAATTCCCATATCTACTTTCTTTTGATTCGAAGTACTCACAGTCAACAGACATAAACTCAAAATCAAGTATGCCGACTTTGTACTCGTTATATCCTTGGTGATTGATGTTTGTCGTCTTGTCTAGACTGGAATTACTCATACTCGATTCGTGACCGTATCTCTTCCGCGAAGACTGAGCAATCTTCTTAAGGTCCTCTTCTGTAAATTGATCCCCAGCTAAACGACGTAACTCATTTATTGTAACATACTTTACGCTACCCGCATATGTTAGATCATCAAAGTTTGGGTCCTCTGTATGGCTATGAATAAAAGTAGCTGGGTCTACGTAATCAGTTCTTATCCCGTACTGAGGATCGTTGCTTCTCTTAACAACAGACATACCCAAGATGGCTAAGTCGTTAACGCATCTCCTAAGTGTAGAGTCGTTAAAATCATTCCACTCTAGCGTAAGGCTTGTAGAAATTTGAGCTGCTATTTCAGAAGAAGACTTAATGTTGTTGCCGATAAATATCTCGGCCTCTTCAAGAGTTTCTGGGATTTCACTCGACTTCATGCCGACGCTAACACCAGTCTTCTCTTCTATTTCAGCAAGTTCGTTACGAGCCTCAATCATCATCTCAATCTTCCTTCTCTCCTGATCTTTTTCAGATGATGACAAAGGGTCAACAGCCTCTAAGTTGGGATAAGGGTTGAGCGATAGAATTTTATTTACTACGATTCTAACGAACTTAGGTAGTATGGGGACTGGAGTAAAGTCCAGGTTAAGCATACTGCCGTCGCCGTTATTAGGGTCCAGGGATGAAAGGAGAGATTTATATATGCTGGTGTCTTGAGTTCCATTCGCATACTTCCTGTTTCTTTCGAATACACGCTTTCTGCTTTTAAAACTAGACCCTTCATCATCTATCTTCCCCCACTGCTGGTAAATGGATTTAGCGTATTTCAGACCGTAATCCTTTGTCTGCTTCTCTTCTGAAGAAGCTAATGGGTCTGGAAAGCTAGAAGATTTTTTACTTGTACTATACATCTGCAATGAGTAGAGTTATTTTAACTCATTGCAAATATAGTAAAACTACGAGTGCCAGGCTTTCGGCTTGTAGGTCCTGAAGAAAGTCTTGTCATTAAAGGTTTGTTTGATCTTTTCCTTCTTGACTTTTTGCGAGGCAAGCAGGGCCAATCCAGAGCTAATCGTTAAGTCAAACTTGGTACGCTTGTCTATCTTATATCCAATCCAGTCCTCTAGAGTCCTGTTGAAATACATATTGCCGATCTGATCTGATTCTGGCTTTATTCCAACATGATCATGAATGTAGGATTCTATTGCCTGTGCGTGAGACTGTATTACGTCTTGAGAGTTAGAGGGGATCCCTTTAGTCTTTACGTTTGCTGATGAGTTCGGATTCTTTAGGAAGTTAGGTCGATCCATTAAGTACCCGTCGTAACCCCTGGACTCAAAGTATCTGGCTATACCGTACTTGTTGTTTTCTATCAATAACGGGTATCCGTAAAAGAATGCACACATTAAAACATCTTCATAGAATATGCTTGCAAGGTCTGGCCTGGATGCGTACTCAACGACAAACATGTTTGACGGAACCTCCATGTTAAACTTGTTATACATGTGTAACGCTCCCTTTGATCCTCTTCCATCAACAGTTGAGTCAAGGTCGTACGAGTCAACCCCGCCGCAACCTATGTGTGAATTAGATGGCTTAACCTTACCTCGATCCTCAAACTTTTTATTTCGAAGATCGTCTGGAGGTAACCATGAAACTCTAAACCTACCGTTTGAGTCTGGAGAGAAAACAACCTCTTCGTCTTTCTTTTTCCAGATAAAGTTTCCTCTCACTACTGGATTAGGGTACAGGTTGTCGTTATGCTCTATCTGCTGATATATCTTACCTATGTTGAATAAACTTCCCTCTATGCTGTCTCTAAACGCCTCGTCCTCGGTGAAGGGGAACTGCCTGATAATCTCATTAAGCTCTGATGGGTCTTCCTTAAAAGACTCTCTCTCGTTCTTGAGATATCTCCTGCTACCCTGGTTTATTTCGTCTCCGTCTATGCCAACGATCGGGTCTTCAGAATCATTAACTATGGAGTTACCATAAGAATCAAAGAATCCTTCGAGAGCATCATACGCTGGAATAAATATTCTGTATAGTCCTGACTTTGTCCTTCCGTTGTTATTCCTCTCGTTTGGGTCCGAGTCTTTCCATAAACCCTTGTACTCTTCACCTCCTTTGCTCATTGGGTTTACGGTGCTACCCACCATAGCCTTCCCTATGACTCGCTTTCCCACAATCAAACAAGTCCTCTCAATCCTCCATGCCTCTCTGATGTCTGTTGGCTTCTCCCACTTTCCAGCCTCGTCCAGATAAAGCATGTGTAGCTTCTCCCCGTCGTATGCGTTGTTGGTAGTGTTCTTCCAGTTTATCACTGTGTTTAGCGCGTCACCAACCTGAGAGGTCTTGTTGTTCTTTGTGATACGCTTAGATGGTTCACGAAATGCCAACTCCATACGAGGGTTTGTGGTACCGTCCTGAATTGGCTTGAAGAAGAATGGGTAGCCGCGAAAGATCGCAACCACCTTTTTCATGAATATGTTCTCCTGAGAGTCCTTACCAGTCTTTGACTGAATGCCCAAAAGCTTTTCCTTAACTTGAGTGCCTTCGTCAACAAGCACAGAAGAGCATATATTAGTGTAGCCAGAACGACGACACTTAGTATATAGCTGACCGAAACAACGAGTATCAACCTCGCAAGCAGCCATGTGCGTAAAGATGTCTTTTTGGAAAGCAAGGTATGATGGGTATCCGATATCAATTTTAGACCATTGTAGAAACATATAGTGTCTCCCTGTAATATACGTAGGTTCCCCATTATTGTAAAACCATACACCGTCGCGCCTACGCTGAAACTCTTGTTCGATGTATACACGAAATCTCGATCGAAACTCGGAAGGTTTTTCGAACCACTCATCCATACTGCGTATTCTTTGCATCTCCTCTGGCATAGGAATGCGTTTCCACATTTGCAGCTTCTTTGGTTGGTCATGGAAGAGAATTTCCGATTTGCGCGGTCTCTTCGGTAGGACCACGAGTAACCCGTGGAGCTCAACAACTTCTCCTTCTGTACCGTTAGGGTCGATCTTAATCCCCTTAGCTTCATAGCCTTCTATGTCTATTAAATTGGACATCAGTAGCTCTGTCCATGTGAGTCCATTCTACCCAGCGAAGGTACACCTTCTTTAGGGTTTTTGATCTCCATTTGGTGGCCACACTCACACTGTCCTTCAGGGTAGTAAACACTACCGTCTTTAAATTTCATAGTGAGGCTTCTTACAGATTTCTCTGCTTTACATTCTTTGCAAATTAGATCGGGCATGTTGTTTAATTTAATTCGTACACCAGACAGGGTTCGAACCTGTGACCGTCTGCTTAGAAGGCAGATGCTCTATCCAACTGAGCTACTGGTGCATTCTTCTCTCATGTGTTTTTTTGCGATGACAGTTTGAGCACCTGACCTCACACTTTCTAATCTCTTTTTTTATCGTATCTATAGAGTAAGACCAACGAACCATGTCTGATATGTTGGCTCTTTTCTCACCCCTTACGTGGTCAAAATCTAATACGACGGGGTTCCCCTCACCACAATCCAAACATTTGGATTTTCTTTTTACCCTATCGACGAAATCTTTATTTTTATTTCGTTGATTAATGTTTCTCTTCTTAGACCTCTCTTTTATCTTAGCCTTGTTTTTTTCGTAGTGTTTCAGCGCAGCACGAGCCTGATCTTCTTTATTCTTATAGGCCATGCTGAGTGGGGATCAACTTAAGTTAAAGCGAACTATTAGATGATCGGTGGTAACTGACTGATTGTCAAAGTTGTAGTCACCCCAGTATATAAGTCCAGTGGCATCATTTTGAGAACTTCTCTGCAAATCCCCCTGAGTAGTCTTTGTCTTGTTCGATTTGTCCATTGGTTTGTAGTTCTTTAATCATTTGCTCTAACCGTTGTCTCTCAACGATAAGCTCCTTACAGTCTACGGCTGTTTGCTTTATTGATTGAAGTTCAGCTTTTCTGGCTGATCCCCCAGCATCTGGATCGACGGGCTTTTTTATCTCTTCGATCATATTGTTAATAGCGACCTCCATGCTTTTCATTAGGCTCTTGGAGGCGCTAATTGTAGTGAAGTTACTCGCCATACCCAAAAACAAATATCGGCGTCTTAGGCCCTAAGTATGCCCCAGCTATATTGTACTCAAAGTGTTCCATAGCATCCTCGTCGGTCATCTCATCATCCTCACAAAGGATAGCAATAATCTTTCTTACATCGTATACAGCTCTTGATACGTCGTGAGCCTGGTGGCTAATGCCTATTACAGCATCATCAAATCCATCGGCAAGCAAACACTCTTCTTCCTCTAGCAAGTGCCAGAGGTGATCCTTATCCATTTCAAACATGTCAATTAAATTTATGCCTCAATATACATTAAGTCTTGCATACGAGTCCTATATAATTTGTTTCCGTCTATGTTAAAGGGGTAGTCCGAGTCCTTAATAATACCCACGATATCCCCCTTCTTTACCCCCATAGTCTTCAGCCCTTCAGAATCAAAAGCGACCTTAGCTGTCTTAACTTCTCTCTCCTTAACCTCAATAACTTCGATAACATTCGATTTAGTCGTTTTTTTCTGCTCAACGTGCTCAAGAATTGACCAGGTAGAGAGCGGATATACTTTGCCGTCTTTTTTAGACTTGTAGCAAATAGCTTGGCAATTAAGGGCAACGACAGGATCGTAACGAACAACGTAATGATCGTCGTTAACAGGAAGAGGCTGACCATCCTCCAAAACAACAAGATGATGGAAGTAAAGGGTGTCGCCAACCTCAACCCCTGTTTTAAATTTAGCAGGTACCGATACAACTTCTCCTTCATTGATTCTGTTTTCAAACGGTTGGAACTTAGTGTCTAAATATAATTTAAGGCCACTTTTTGTTTTGATCTCGTCGTTATACCTCTTAGGTACATGAACGACGAATGAGTTTAAACTCTTCATGAATTAAAAATTAAGGTCAAACTCTACCATGCACGGCATGGAGTCAATAGACTTCCATAGCATGGTTGAGCCATCACGTTCAATATAAATTAAGTATCTCTTTTTCTGGTAACGGAATAGGTGCTCGTCATCCATAACAATAGCAGATATGGATCCAGTGCCAGCTCGCATACCGATATAATATGCCATTCCATTCTTGGGGTCTTTTCCGACCACAATCTTTCTAATAAGTCCTTCCATTAGTTTAATGATATACCAAGGCCACCAAGAAGATCGTCAAGGTCTATGTCATCGTCGTCGTCGTCCTTGTACGTAGAATCCATGACATCTTTAACAGCCTCAAGCTCTTCTCTGCTTTGAAGGTTAAAGCTGTACATTGTTTTCATTTGAGCATCAACCTCCCCGTACTCAACTGAGTCAAGATCGATAAGACCTATAACTATCGAAGCAATGGTTCTGTCCTTCATGTCAAACTCATCAATAGTCTCCTCCATCTTCCTGACTAAGGAATACATTTCAGCAAAGAATAGCGTGTCCTTCTTGTCCATGGTTTAGATTTGTATAATCAAATATACGACACAAAGAAGATGCCCAAGTCAACGGTAAAAAAATCGCGACTATTTAGGGAGGTTTCAAAGCTTCCAGAAAAGTATGTAGGACATAATTACCTTAAGAATATAAGGAGTGCTACTTATGCTTTTCTAGATAGCAATCCCGACATAACTAGAGCTAGGTTAAACTTCATGCTGTTCGTGTATGATCTGGAGTTCTTCACTATCTATTGGGCAGCTGATAATTACGGAATGAGCGCAAAGAATATATCAGAAAGGTTCATATACCCGATGGTGAATGACGGGTACATGTACAAGCACTTTGATAAACTAACGCCGTCGCAAAACGAGGACGACCACCTGTTCAGAGATGAGACTAAATTTAATTACAGGGTTAGGTATGCTTTATCTCAGAAAGGTAGGTTGGCTGTACAGCGTTTCTATAACGGACTTTAGCCGCTGCAATTCTCGCATCCTTCTGGAGCGTGGATATTGCATGTAATCTTTCCGCTCTTGACCTTCTCTTCGGTCTTTTCAACTCTCTCTGAATCCAGGAAGTCTACGTTGAAGTCTTCTTCTTTTTCTTGCATGGTAAAAAATTTAGGATCGCGAATATACACAATCCAATTTTACCACTACATGATGCTGTAGTACACTCCTTTTTTGTCCCTGTGGGCTTTCTTTATCTGGTTCCTGTTCCCGCCGCTCTCTTTGAATGACACATGAATCCAGGCAGGGTTCTCATCATCGCCAAACTCCCAGATCATCTGATCCCAATCTAGATTTTCTTTTATGAAATTAAATATATCCGAATTGGTAATGCGACCATATATATCGGCGTCGATATCTAAAGCTTCACCAATCATGTGCTGGGAATACTTACTCCCTCCAACAGCTTTATTTAATTCCTTACACCTAAACCCAGATGTAATACCGATGGGTACGCCGAAGTGATCACGTATTGGTTGGAAGATATGGTCGGCTACAGCTTGTAGGTTATTGACTGCCCACTGGTCAGGGGTGTTGTCAATCCCTTTTCTTGTCGCGGTGTTGGACTTCACCACTTCTTTTAGCATTAGATTTTTGCTTAACCTCATTGAATTTATTTTTCTCTGCAATATACGCAGGGTTAATTCGCTTAAGCCTCGGATTGAAGTAGTTCTTGCTACCCATTAATTGTAAGCATCCTTCTGTCCTTTGCAGCTAGCAGGGACCTTGCCAGTTCTATCTGGCTGGCAATCATCTTCTCTTCTGGATCCTCCGCCGAGGGAAACTGTACTTGCTCTTCTTTGTTTTCCAGGCTCACCGTATAGGTCCATAAAGAATCTCATTACACCTGGGTCCCTTAGCATCTTAGCTACTTGAATTTCACCCCTAGAGGACATCTCTCCTCTGCCACCAGTAATCTCTGATATATCCTGTCTAGTGGGGAGAGCACCAGAGCCTCTGTATTCACCTTCGGTCTCTGAAGGACCTTGATACATAGCTTTTCCGCTTTTCTCAAAAGACCTACCCATGGGGGTGAATCTTCTACTAGAATCAAATGCTTCTGCTCTTCGTTCTGTAGAGGTTGGTGACCGCATAGACTCTAGCAAGTAAAGCAATGATTCAGGTCCTCTTTCCTGGCTAGCTATAGCGTCAACTAGCCTTTCTTCTGGAGACTGTTCTTTGCCCTCGGCTTTAGCGTACTTAGGCTTACGCCGATCTTTTTTCTTTGGAGACATCAATCTTTTTTTACTCCTCTACCCTTCAGGATATCGGCCAGTGTAACTTTACCGTCGCCAGTAAGGTCTGGGAACTTACCTCCCTGAGCGTAAACAACCTTACCTCCTTTGCCGTACATCGGCTTCTTCTTCTTCTTTGCGTACATAAGACAAATATAAGTTATTTCTTTTACCCTTAAACACACTATAGATCAGCACAGTCCTTGCGCCATGCACAGCTTCGTTTATTGAGTGACGCTTAGTAGTTTCTGTCTAGTGCGTGTACGCACTCTATAAGACATCTACTTCGATATAAACAGCTTCGAAGCTTTATCGCTAAAAGAGCTTTGGCGAAGTTACAGCTTTTTTCTTACAAAGTCAAGTGATTTAATATGGTTTAGGTAATACAGTATAACACGCTGAAAGGCAAAAGGTTAAACACCGATTAGTGATCTTATGGTTTAAGTAAATGATTTTTGATCACCTTGAAAAAAGGGTTTGTAATGCATACCGTGGGGATTATATAGGTATATGCACGCCGCACATACACGTCCGAAACGCAGCGGCAGACCCCCGTGGGTCAATCGAGACGGATGATTGCGCATACATTCCAGGTATTGACAGCAGCTAGTCCACTGATTTGCAACAGGTTAGCCCCTTCTACTTCAAGCAATTGTCGAAGCGAATCCGTTTAACCCTCTGAAAGAGAGAGGGAACAATCCCCCCACCTAAACCAAAATGCAACTAACCTACCTCACCCTAGGGGTGACACTTCAAGCCTAACGCCTCAGCCCTGCCGACGGAGACGGATACGCCTAATGCGACACAGGTCTGCCTCATCATGCGTATGCGATCTGATGGGGTATATACTACTACGTAGTAAAAAAACATCAGGCAAAATAAATTTGTGAAATCGAAAAGTTGGTTATACCTTTGCCGCCGAGTCGACGATTTCCGTTGACCTTAACTAACCCCCTAAGGGGTTACTCAAAATCTTTATCCATGGCTAAAGCCAACCAACTCCGTGTAGAGTTACTGCAAGCAGTAACGAAGTCTGTCAACAAAGTTGCCTTCAACCCTAGCAAAGCTAGGAAGGATGAGGCGTTCAAAGCTATCGACTCTCTACGAGAGTATGTCGAGAAGCAGTCCAAACCGAAGGTTTCTAAACCGAAGGTTTCCAAGCCTAAGGCGAAAGCCGAGGTTGACCAAAACCATCTCCTTGAGATGTTTGCTGAATTCATGAGACAACAACAAGTTGTTGAAGAGTCTCCAAAGAAGCCGAAGGCTACTAAGAAGCCGAAAGCTAAAGCTTCAAAGCGTAAGGCGAAGCCGACCAAAAGAACTCCTTCGGAGATAGTCGCTGACTCCGACGAGATGAAATCTCGTAAGAGAGAAGTTGGTGTCATCAGCAAGGCTGATAAGAAAACGGCAAATGTCAGCGAAGCTGCTGAGAAAGTCGCCTCACTCGGAAGGCATAACGCTGATGCTAAAGCATCCAAGTCAGTCAGCAAAGCTGAATTGACTACGGAGTTCCGTCGTCTGAAAGACGAAAGTCCTGAAGATGCTGTCCGCCGTCTTAACGAGTTAAGAAAGAGAGCGCAACTAGAAGCTCAGCTTCTAGCGGAGATTGGCAACGAAGTTGTCGGTCAAATTGAAATGAATTTCTAATCGAAGATTAACGTATATACCTAACACTTAACACGAAGCATCCCCCTTCGGGGGGTTGTTTCATCAAAATCTCTTATCTATGATAACTTTCCCATCCACCAACCACGAAGAACTTATTCAGGAACTGAATATGACGGCTGAATGCTGCAACCTTACGGTTGATTTCGACTACCTCAACTCCAAGGAGTTCAAGGAACAATGCAATCAAGTATTGATTGATAAAATTATGAATCTGATACATCAGATTGACAGGGCGCACGAAGCCTTAGGAGATGCTTGGCTCCCATTCAGTCGGCTCGACGCCTTAGACGTAAATGCGGCATATGATATATGCGAAGAGATGATAAATCTCCAAGAGCCGATTGGAGATGCATTAGAGATACTCTCTAATCGAATGGAGTTGCCAATCGTTGGAAACGATGCTTATGAAAAGGAACTTCAGCAACTTGCTGATTACACTCACCCTTCAGATAAGGCGTAAGGCATACTGATGAGGCTTCAATAGCCGAAACCCCCTTAGGGGGGTCTATGTCAATCTCAAATCTTTATTACCTATGGTAACATCATGGTCTCAGCTTAAGCTGAATGATGCCACAAAACGAATCGAAACTCACGTGGGGCGTGCTACGCCTCAGGAGTTACACGAAGGAATGCTGTGGTATAGCGATGCAATGAGCTTCGCTCAGACTTTATCTAATGCCTTCGACATTACTAAGGTAATGGCGGCTGGTATCATCTCAGCTTTGTCACCAAACAACAAATGGGAACGCAACAAAGTTGATGCTTGGAACTTGTGTGAGGCATATGCGAAAGGCTTAAGCCTCGACGATTTCAAGGTTTGCACTTACAACTCTAACAAGGTTAGGGCTTGGAGCATTCGGAGTGGTGAAACCAAAATCACGAAGGAATCCCGTAAGACATATGCATTCGCCTTAAACGTAGGGGATCGTGACGAGTCAGTCGTAACGCTTGACAAGTGGATGGCTAGAGCCTTCCTAACAACTTCGTTGAAGCCTAAGAAAACACTGGAATCGTTCACCCCAAAACAATACGACAGACTAGAATCTCACTTCGTGAGTGTCGCGAAACGCCTAGGGTATAAGCCTTACGAGTTGCAGGCTATTGTGTGGGTCGTCATGCGAAACCGATGGCTCAAACTAACTGATTAACAATCAGTTATAAAAATAAATTTGGAATAACGAAAAGTCTGTTATATCTTTGCAGTCGGCAATTCAGCCAACCACTTCAAAATCTCAATCATGGATTACAACACAATCCCCCGACTCCGTGCCTTACACGTAGAGTACTTCGCACCAACCAACACCAAAGGTGCTAGGGTTCGAATCAAAGACGAACGTAACAACGTCACTAAGTGGCTCTCATATGATTATGCGATAGGCAATATCGCAGGACAAGCATATGCTTACTTGAAAGACCAAGGGGTCATCACAGATGACAAGAACGAATGGGGTATCAATGACCCTGTCGAAGTCCACCCTGTTCTCATGCTACATGATACTCGCCGAGGATACACCTTAGGCGTTCCGAACTTCGAAACCCCAATCAAATGAACAAGGCAAAATTGCTAGAGCAGATGCTCTTCGATGCTGAGGCGTTAGGCTTAGATGTATTGTGTAACACGTCGGAATGGGACGAGTTAAACGTAGACGAACAAATGCAAATCCAATTAAATTTTTCATAAATGAAAGTAGTAACTGAAATCGAAGACACACGTATGCTTGATATGCTGTGCAATGCACTTTATGGTGAGGATATTTTTGAAATCAATGTTAAGTCCTACGAGGTAGCAAGTGACTGGTGCGAAGCAAATCCGAAGGAAGTTTCGGACATTGAAAATGTAACTCAGTGCTACGAGCCTCGTATATATGGATACCTGAGGGCGAATAAGGCACATAGCCTCAAGGTTTACGACACTTATAGTGAGGATGATTTGGAACTCACTTGGGACGGAATGGTAAAGGGTATGCAACTCCTTGCCTCAGACCAACCTAGTCACTTCCGTGATATGATAATGGAAGATGATGACTTTTACACGGCTAACTCATGGCTCCAATTGGCGTTACTCGGTGACGTCGTATATGGATAACGCTTAACACGATGCCAAACCACTTCAATGAATTTAGTGTTGATGAAATCATCGATGCTTACATCCACTTCTCTTATTCGAATGACTTCGAAGCCTGTAAAATGGTTTCGGATGCATTTGACACCAAAACTAGTATTAACCTTGTTAACTTCTCAATACAATGAAAACTCAACCACAACTTGACGCCTTAAACAAGCGAATTAACACCTGCGGAGGATTTGAATCCGCACTGATCGATGCGTATATGAAAGCCGACGGAAGCAACTCCAGAATACTGGAGGAAGCCTTTAAGGGAACTCAATTTGACCTAACTAAATATTGAAAATATGTGGAGAGAAGGATATGACTACCCCTCAGACGAAGAGCCTGAGGAGCGCGACTTCTTTGAAGAAGCGGACGAACAGCATGACAAATACCAAGACGAGAAATTATGAAAGTAGAATTTATGAATGAACGCCTTCCTATCAGGAAGGGGACGGGAGTTGTTTATCGGGGTGGGTTTGGTGCTCATTCCCGAACTGTCGCAAACGTTATAGCGGTCGAGCAAACGCTTAACGCTTCAGACAAATATGGGCATGAGGTGGATGAAGTGTTACACCTTAGGGATAATTACGTACTCACTCTAGACGATGGGCATTGGTGCTACTCTCATCAGGTCGATGGGGTGGTCGTAACTGACTCTAACTCATAGAGTTAAAAAAATAAATTTGGAAGTTAAGGATTCTTTACATTATCTTTGCGGTGTCAACATCGACAAAATCAAAATCTCAATTACATGAACAGATACGAAAACGGATACCTACCTAAGATTGCCTACCATATGTTCAAGCAGAACAAGGACAAGGTGAAGTATTTCGAGGAGCGTCAGCTTCAGACATACGGGGAGTTCACCGATGAGCAGAGGTGGTGGTTACTGGATGAAATCCACAGACTTAATAGTCAGGCACACTGACGAGACCTGAATGGTCGAAACGCCGATAGGCGTCTGTGTCAAAATCAAAATCTCAATTACATGAAGTGTACACACAACACATTAACCCAAATGCTAGGTGCATGGGACAGACTGGAAGTAGTCGGAATCAACCCCGACAATCACAAGTCCATACTCACGAACACCTTCATAGATGGTGGAAATCGAAAGATAGCTATCGAGTATCGAATCGAAGAAGGGGGTGCAAGGAACGCCCCATACATATATGCCTTCCTCGTTATGTACGATCAAAACGGACAGCGTAGAAGCGTCATCAAGAATGGCTCATGGGGTTGTCATGGTGAGGATATGATGGAGTTCAAGCTGTGGTTTGCTAAGAAGCTAAGCCATGCAAACGAAGTGCAAGAGTTGCGCATCGAGGACGCACAGTACAACATCACTGAGTTCCTGTCATAAAGATTCCCAATGAGTGTGAGTTAGGCGAAACCAACCACTGCAAACGTAGGCTATATGGCGTGTCTACGGCTCATTACACATAGCGATGATGACCCTGCATGAACACAGGGATGGCATCGGCAACGATTCGCTTCGAAGGTCTTGGTGGGTTTAACCTATCCTGCAACGTTCAAAGGTAGCCTTCGAAAACCTCGGAAGAGGGGC